TCAGGTTCTTTAGCGCACTTGCGAGTGAAGTTATGCACTTGGAGTCCATAGCTCGATGCACGACCAGTGGCGGCACCCCCAGCGAAGACAAAAGCGCCACGGACTCGGCAATCCTCGTCGTCTGCCAAGTCTGCCATGCGGCTGAACTTCGCAACTGACGACGCCCAGAGGTCATCAGCGCACTGTATAACCTCGGCGACAGCGGGCGGTATCTCATCGGGGTTCTCCATTGCGAGCAGGTTGGCCCGCACAGTCTTGTCAATCGAATACTTGTCCTTGACCAGCATCAGCTTCTTGGCCTCGTCGCCCACGCGCTCAAGCACCCACTCGCGCATCTTGGGCGAGCGTACGCTGGTGATCTCACCGTCGGTCAGCTCAGCGACGCGCTCCTCGATCTCGACCAGCTCGTCGTGAGCGTAGCGCATGGCGGCCTTGGCAAGCGGCACGTCCACAAGCACGCCACGGTCGTTGATGCGCTCGTTGACGTGGTAGTCGGCAAGCTCTTCAGCCGATAGCGGGCGCATGGCCTTGCTGATCTCGCGCATGGCCCTCACGTCCTGCTCGCAGTACTGGATCATTTCCTGCATCAGCGCCGCGTCCTCGCGGAAGTTGCCATCGGCCTGCGGGATCGACAGCAGCCGGATGAGCTGCGCGCCACGGTGGTCCTTCTTCATGCTGACGCTGGCGAAGCGCCCCACGTCCTCCAGCCCACCAGGCGCGCAGTTGGCTCTGGCTTGCGTGGCGGTGCAGTAGAACTGTTCTAGGTCGAAGTTAATCTGTAGGACGTACCAGAAGATCAGCCGCTCGAACGCTGCGTTATGAGCGTAGATCGGGCCGGTGTGCTTGGCTACAGCCTCGGGGAAGGGTGAGTCGTTAAGCCACATCACACCGTCGGGTGTGTACTTGGGCACCCACGTCTGCACCTCACCATCGTCGAAGGCGTAGGACATGCACAGCACCTCGGTGCTCATGTCCTGCGCGTAGTTGTAAACGCCTTTGCTGCCGAGGTCTACTCGGCTGCGCGTCTCGAAGTCAATGTAGAGCGCGGTCAATTCGCTCTCCTATCCATCGCACCACAGGCACGGCCCAGCTATTGCCAAGCGCCTTGTAGCGTGGGCCGTCAGGGCACTTGTCTTTGATATTGGTGTAGCCGTCGGGAAAGCCCTGCAAGCGTTCGCACTCAACTGGCGTGAGGCGGCGCACGGCCATGTTGGGCTGCATGACGCCATCGTGCCTGCCGCCAGCGCCGCCTCGCTGGATGGTGCCAGCCAGATCAATACTGGCAGTCAATTCCTCCGACCATCCAATTGGCTGCGCCACACCCTGCGTTGCCGCTGCGTCAACCGTGTACGCTGTGCCGTCATCGTTCCAGCCCTTGCCATTCTGCGCCTTCTCGCGTGGAGTTACGTCTTGCAAGGCAATCGGTTGAGCCACAAGATCAGTCGCATCCTTGTAATCCCGCGCTTTCATCGCACTGGCGGTGCAATCATCGCTGTACTCACCAAAGGCAACCATGCGATGGGTCGTTACTGCGGTTGAGTAGAGCTGTTCAGTGATGTCGCCTTGGAAGCCGCTACATTGGTTAGCGCCAACCGTAAGGGTATCGGCAATTCTTTTCCCCGCTTCTCTGCTCGGCGCAGAATCCCGGCGCACGCCGTCGAACTCAAAAAGAACCGCTGCGGGATCGAAGTCTGCTCTAGCACTTGCGACAACGAACACACGACGGCGTCGTTGGGCCACTCCGAAATATTGGGCGTCGAGGACTCGCCACGCGACTGCTCTTTTGGGGCCATCAACAAAACCAGCGTTTGCCCATCGGCCCCCTGGTGGGACGAGCGCGTCATTTTCGCCGGCAAGTGCTCCCAAAAAGCACCCGAATGCGTTATCTTTGGTTGATAGGACGCCGGGGACGTTCTCCCAGAAGATGATGGACTTTCGCTGTTCGTCGATTGCATCTGCGATCTCACAAAAGGTAAGGGACAAGTTGCCGCGCTCGTCGTCCAGCGACTGGCGCAGACCGGCAACAGAAAAGGCTTGGCAAGGCGTGCCACCGCAAAGGATGTCAGGCACTTCAACCTGACCGCTGCGGATCAGGTCGGGTAATTTAGTCATGTCGCCCAAGTTGGGCACATCAGGGTAGTGGTGCTTGAGCACCGCGCAAGGAAATGGTTCGATCTCGCTGAACCAAGCCGCTGTCCAACCAAGCGGTTCCCACGCCACAGAAGCGGCTTCGATGCCGCTGCAAACTGATCCGAATCTCATAAAAAAAGCAGGGGCCGGAGCCCCCGCTCTCAATCAGGCCGAGCGACGACGACGGCCAGCAGCGGGCGCTGCCTCAGCAGCCGGCTCGGCCTCAGCCTCGCCGTCCATGCTGACCCACTCCACCACCTCGAACACCGGCGTATAGATGCGCCCGTAGCTCTTGTGGGTGTAGTGGTCCTTGCCCAGCTTGACGACCGGCACCGGCTTGGACTGGTCCTTCTCCACTTGCGCGGCGATGGCAACAGCCAAGGTCTGCACGGCCTTGCGGCCACCGACCGAGGTGGTCGTGAACCGCGCCTCAAGGCCAGCGTCCTCGCCGCTGATGCACTTGAGGCTCAGGCCCGTCTGCGGCTCCCAGCCCTTCTTTGCGCCGTGAGGCGCTGCGTCTTGCTCAGGCAGAGGCTCGGTGACGGGCACCAGCTTCTCGCCAAGCACCTCGCCGTCGCCCCAAGCGATGAAGCCGTGGACGAACGAGAAGGGGTTGACCGCCCAGCGGGCGTCGTCCTCGGCCTCGGTCTGGTCAGCGCCAAAGACCCAGTGCCCCGTACGGTCCATCTTGATGATGGCCGTGGTCGAGGCGCTGACATCGGTGGCGATGCTGCGAAGCGCGGTGGACAGGGAAGTGACAGACGGCAGGTTAGCGCCAGAGAACTTTACGATATTGGACATGTGAAACTCCATTACAGTTTAGAAAGGGCCTTTGATAGCCCGATGAACGACTGCACCGCTGGCCGGGGATCATCCACCGGGGCGAGCGTCGTACCTGACGACTCGGACTTGATCAAGTCCTCGGGCAGTTCGCTAAAGCGCTTTTTGAGCGCCTTCTCGGCCTGCGCCGGTGACATGATCGAAGTCTCGACGACGACAGATTCTTTCAGACCAAGCAAGAGGAGCGCTTGCTTCGCGCTTTCCTCGCTGGTCCACTTTCGCCGCGCTTGCTTCTGGACTATCTTGTAGCCAGGCACTGTTGCACCCTTCTCAAGCAGCCCAAAAGCAAGCGCACGCAAATCTTTGATCCAGTCTTCAAGGAGGTCGGCAGTATGCAGATACTTAGCCAGCGTGTCAACGTCCATGTTGATGACCTGCTGCTTGATCGCGCGGTCCACAGCGCCGGTCATCTGCGGGCAGATCGGCTTGGCCGCGCACCAGCGGCAGTGGTCGCCCTGCGCCAGCGGCGCGTCGTCACGCTGCGCCTGCATAACTGCCGTCATCAACTCACTCTCAAACTGCAAGATGCGAAGTTTGTTCGTCACCCAGCGCCGCACGACAGGCGGCTGCACGATGACGCACTCGATCTCGTCAACGCCGTCAAACGCCCACTTCAGCTCCTCGGTACGCATGGCCGCTGCGGCGTAGAACATGAGCTGCGCGTTCTCTACAGCATCAACGACCACACCGTCGCCAAACTTCCAATCAAGGACCACAGCACGCTGACCAATACGCCCAACAAGATCAGTGCTGCCAAACACTCCAGGCAGAAGATCGCCGAAACCAACGCGTGTCTCCACCTCGTATACCAAGTCACCGTTGGGATCGATCTCGTCGAGCGCGTCCAGGGCAGGCGTAATCTTCTCATCGTATAGCTCCTGTGTGAGCAGTTGATCCTTGTGTTTGAACTGGCCGATGACGACGCCTTGGTCGAGCAAGATGCGGCTAATGACGTCATGCAGCATGGTGCCGCGATCAGCGTGGACGCTGGACGGCTGCGGGGGCATCTTCTGCACCAGCTTCACCGAGCCAGGGCACGAGATGACGCGCTTGGCGGTGCTACCGCCGACGATGTTTGAGTGTTGCACTGAACTCTCCTGTAGTTGTTGAGCCGTCATCATAGCACGAAAAAAAGTAGTTGCACAAAACTTTTTGACCCGCTATGATGGCGGCCCAATCAATCAACTGGAGTACCGTATGGACGAGTTTTACATCCGCACCTTGCCCGGCGAGGCGGTGATGGTGGACGCCGCTGACAAGAACGGCGCTATTTGGATGACCATCTCCGTTATGCGCGGGCGGGTCAGCACCGTGCTGACTAAGGAGCAGGCGCGGGAGCTGATTTTTGCACTGCAACAGGTGGCCGCATGACCTGGCCGTTTCCGAAGTTTCCTAATCCTTTGGACAGGCCTGGGCAACAGCCTGGGCCTGATCGGTTCAACCCTGCCGAGGATGAATATGAACCAGCCCCATATTGACAAGGGAGTACCTATCCCTAACCGCTTTCCCTTCGACAAGATGGAAGTGGGCGACAGCTTTGTCATAACGACCAAGCGCCAGACCGCCTCTGTGGCCGCGCGGCGCTACGGTGACAAGCACGGAATGAAGTTTGTAACCCGTCAGATGCCTGACGGCACGATCAGATGCTGGAGGACGCAATGAGCAAACAAACCGACGCTATGAGACTGGCTGATAAGTTAGAAGACGTAGCGTTAAACGCATACGTTATTGAGCCTGCCGTAGCCGAATTGCGCCGACAACACGCAGAAATTGAGCGCCTGACAAAACTCTGCGACGAACTTATTTGCAGGCTATCGAGCTTTCGAATGGCGGCAAGTATGCAAAAGCGGATCGACGAACTTAAGGAGAAGAACACATGAAAGATGACGACGACACCCTGTGCTACCGCTCAGAACTTGAGGCGGCGGTGAAGGCAGCCGTTGAGGCCGAGCGCGAGGCGTGTGCAAAGGTGTGTGAGGACAAAAACACTTTGTTGGCTTGGCCGACATACGCCGCCGCAATCCGAGCAAGGGGGCAAGCATGACGCTCCTAGAAATCCTTCTATACGTCGGCGTCTTCGTCGTCATCGTCTGGTGGGCCGCGAACGCCAACTTTGACGCTTGCGATGAGTGCAACCACGACTGTCGGCAAGGGCGTGACTGCCCGGCGAGGAAATCATGAACCATTGGGAAACTGCATTCTTCGTGGCGGGCATGTTGATCTGCTGTTATTTGGTCGCAGAGATACTCGCTTGGTGGGCGCAGTTCTATTGATTATGAAAGAGTCAACAATTGAAAAGTACTTTGTCGCCCAGGTCAAGGCCGCTGGCGGCATCGCGTACAAGTTCACCAGCCCAGCGCACCGAGGCGTGGCTGACCGCGTGGCGTGCCTGCCCGACGGCAGCACTTGGTTCGTCGAGCTGAAAGCGCCGGGCGGTCGGCTGTCTGAATTGCAAAAAATTTTCCAGTCCGACATGGCGCGGCTGCGTCAGAACTACGCCTGTCTATGGTCAAAGGAGCACGTTGATGGATGGATTAACAGCCTTGCCGGCTAAGTACTTCGCCGTCGGCCCGTACCGTGCCGAGCAGGTCGGCCCGACATGGTGGGGCGTGATGAACAAAAACGGCGTCAACGTGCTGACGTTCGCCGAGAAGCGCGGCGCTGTGGTGACCGATGAGGCGCACGCCAAGCAGATCGCCGACGAGTGGAACCAAACTACAGAATTCGTGTACCCGCCCGATCCGTATGTGCCGCCAGTCACGCAGCGCATGACCGACGAAGAGATGACTGCGTACATCCAAAGCCGGCGCTACAACTGGGAGACAAAAAGGTGGAGCTAAGACCCTATCAAAATGAAGCGGCTGACTTCCTGTACGAGCACGACCGCGCCATGATCCTGGCGCCGGTCGGCGCGGGCAAGACGGCGATCACGCTGACGGCCATGCGGGACATGATCTTCGACAGCGATTACAAGCGTTGGCTGGTCATCGCCCCGCTGCGCGTCGCCACCAGCGTCTGGCCGCAGGAGCAGCCCAAGTGGGCGCCGCAGATCAAGATGGCCGTGGCCTGCGGCACGCCAACGCAGCGTCTTACCGCGCTTTACAGCGGCGCTGATGTCGTCGTTACCAACTACGACAACCTGCAATGGCTGGCCGGGCAAGACCTAAGCACCTTCGACGGCGTGGTGTTCGACGAGCTGACGCGCCTGAAGAACCCATCGGGCGCCAGGTTCAAGGCGCTTGCCAAGGCGCTCGACTGCCCGATCCGCTGGGGGCTGACCGGCAGCTTCACCAGCAACGGCTTGGAGGACGTGTTCGGGCAGTGCAAGATCATTGATCAGAAGCTGCTTGGCCGCAGCAAGGGCGCGTTCCAGCAGCAATACTTCTACCTCGTCAACAAGGACTACAACGACTGGCAGCCGCGCCCCGGCGCGCTGGAGCAGGTCATGGCCCGGATCAAGCCGGCCACCTTCGTGCTGGAGCCAGGCGAGTACAAGGACAAGCTGCCGCCGCTGCACA